TGTCGGGTCTATGCTACACCAGCTTGAATACATGATGTCGCCATTCTCGTTTATGCCAACGGGCGCACCGTCAGCCCACGACCAAAGCTTACCGCTGTAACGTGCAATATAGATATGTCCGTCAACCATTTCGGCAAGGCAGTTGCGGTCGGGTTTCGGCAGGTTCATTTCGGGATTATTCCAAAGCATATCCAAAGCCTCCCTGCGCCCGATTTCATACGACTTGCGGTTCACGTAAAGCAAAGCACCTCCATTTGGATTCTCCAGCATGTGACGCATACCGTTGATGAAATGCTGCTCCGTTTCAACCTTCCAAAGCGTCTGCAAGCCTTTCGGCAGATGGTGGAAAAGCTCGCTTTCTACGTTAAACGAGTATTCCTGCGCATCCTCCTTGAACGCCTTGTCTAATTTCGTTACTTCTGCCATATCGCTATTTTGCTTTTTCGTAATTACACTTTTCTATGATATAATAGCCGTTTATTATCTTTCCAGCATTAACGTCCATTGCCCTTGCAAACTGCGCACAAGAAAATCTTTCGGGACATGCTACGTCGCAGCATATAGACACGCTATTTTCCATCCTTTCTGTTTTCGTATTGGAAAAGCAGACCAACGATGGCACGGCAGAAATCATACTGCGATGTCTGTTTTGGCAGCTTATCCCAATTATGGCTCAGCCAGTCGGCCAGCTTATCCATGCCACCAAGCTTAGATAACGGCGTTTCTTGGATGTCCGATGCCTTTAGGCAAAGGAAGCAGTCATGCAGGTATTTGCCCGTTGTATAGCTTTTGCCGTACAAGTGCTTAACAACTACCCAAACGCCCTCATCCAATCCTTTGTCTATACACATGGATTGTGGCTCATACGCTACTTTCTTTCCGTGCAAGACCTTTCGGTACAGCACATTATCAAAAGGCGGCTCGGGCTCTTGATAAACCCGATACCGTCCCTTTTCATCCTTGTAGTAAAGCTTTTGCTGCTGCATGGTTAGTTGCCTTTGGGATTGTTACGCTTGCGCCCGTTCTTACCGTGACGGTTGCTGGGTGCTGGTACATGATTCTCCTTACGCCACTTGATAGCACTTGGCAGCGGGCAGTTGAAACGCTCGTCGCAGTCGGTGCAATCCTCGTCGGCATCATCAACCATTCCTTGCAGGCGGTCGCGGAGGTTCTCAAGGGTTTTCTTTGCGGCCATCGAAATCATCGGCATAAGGCGTAGCACGATACGTCTGCCAGCATCGCCGTGTTTCTTGATGATAGCACCAAGGGCATCCATAACGCCCTCTGCAAAGATTTTGCCATCCTTGATGTCGTCGCCGTAGTAATCATCAAGTACGGTGGCAATAGCAGCGGCAATGTCGATGCCATCATTGCAGGAATCAAAATAGTGGACGTTGTCCTTCTCATCCTTGTAGATAACAACAACGGACTCGGTTTTGCCAACCATGTTAATTAACTCATCAATTTTCTTTTCAACTTTCTTGCTCATTTTCGTAAACGTTTTAAAAGTAACTATATTAATTATTAATAAAGGAAATCTGCCGCAAAGGTAGTATTTATTTTGGCATATTCCAAAGAAATTACATTATTTAACCAAACTTTAACGCTTTTTAGAATGGTGCATCACTATCAATAGGTGGTGCAAACGGCATATCGCCTACGGCATAGGGCGCATCGCTTTGCTCGGTATATACCTCCGCACGTTCGTTTTCATTAAAGGACATTGTGCCTTGAACGGGCTCGGCCTCCCAGCCATAGTGTATATTCTCATCGGGCGTATTCTTGAAACGGCGGCTTTCGAGCTCATAGTGCAAGCCTACCAGCACATCACAAACGCCATACATACGGTTTTTGGATATTTCCACCACGTTTCCAAAACACGAATAACGCTGTATCTGCGACTGCCCGTAGAACTCCGCGCCAGCCTTTAGGAAATCTTGGTTTACACGGTGTGCGATAAACACGTTATCAACGGCGTTTGTAAGGTCGGCAGTTCCCGATATATCAGCCTTACGCAAGAAAGCCAATGATTTACGCGGGTGCGCAACAATGATAATATGAACGTTGTTTGTCTTTGCGAAATCCTTCAATTGCAGGATAAGGTTTTTCTGCTTATTGTTCTTGTCGCCCTCCAGCAGGTCTATATCCAATGCCATAAGGTTGTCAAGAATAAACACTTTCACGCCAGCCTTCAAAAGCTCCTTCATGTCGTGAAAGACCTCCTCCCATGTGTTGCCGTATTCGTTATTGAAAAGGAAGAACTTACCGTCCATCCAATCGTCGATGCGCTTTGCTATATTGTTCGGCACGAAATACTTTCCGTCGCCGTATTGGGATAGTTTAAGATTCTCCTTTCCTGCGGCCACCATCTGAATCCATGCCTTTAGGATATGTGCTGGCAGCTCGCCGCTGAACAATGCGCTCGGTGCGCCCTGCTGCAAGAAATTGCATATAAGCGTATTCAAAAGCGAGGATTTTCCCGATGCGTTACCGCCCGAAAGCAAAGTAACCTCACACTCGGCCAATCCAAGGAGCAGGCGGTCTATTTCATTGATGCCCGTCTTGATACGCGGGATAGATGATAAGTCCACCTTTTGAATATCACCCATGCAAAGCCATTTCTTACCCAATTCGGGCAATTCCTCCTTTATCTGATAGCGGGGCTTTTGCGGGGCATAGATGCGGGGCGCATACTGCGGCTGATAGGCAGGACGGTCGTATGCCGTTGGCTCATAGAACAAACGTACATCATGCCATGTCTTGTCCTTGCAATGGCTGTGTGTGCAGTTGAACGTGATTTTACCGTCGTTGTCAACAAACAATGCGCTATCCCATTTCTTGCGGTCGCTATGCGTATCTACCCAAGGGCAGTACTCAAGCTCATAAAGGGTGCTTGTGCCGCTTTTCTTTTCGCGGTACTTGATGCCGTGCTCGTTAAGCCACGTAACCAAATCAAACGGGGTGTTATTGCCTTGATATTGCGGCCTGCGGTTGGGGGCTACCTTTGGCTCTTCCTTTGGCAGCAGGTCGGCTATCTTTTGGAATAGCTCATCATCATTTGGCGACAAATCGGCTGGCACTTTCACGATTTCGGCAATTCGCCATTTTCGGTCGGGCGTATCAGAGCCTTTCTTAGCCCATGTGCCTATAAGCTTGTCGATGCGGGCAGGGTTAAAAACCTTCTCGTCAATCTCCACGTTCGCGTCAGAAAACATCTTTGATAGCGACTGCAAGAAACGCTTAACAAGCTCGTTATGCTCTTCATCGTTAGGCATGTCGCACGGGAGGTACACATGCCAGCCGTTTCCCGATTTCGTGATTATCGGCTCTTTGAATCCAGCACCGATAAGATAGCGGAATACATCAACGGCCTTTAGGTGTGCTTTCTCAAACTCATCATCGCTTGCGCTGATGCCAGCAGCACGGCTTGGGTCGAGGTCTATAAGCACCATGCGCCGACGGGTAATATCGCCATCGTTGGTCGTTGACTTCGGTTTCTTTACGAATGTGTCGTGCTGCTCACGGCTGTATAGCGCATCATTGATTTCGTTGAGCGTGAAATACGCCTGCATCGCGCCGTAATACTGATAGTTGTTATGGTCTAACAACGGGCGCAATTGTGCAATAAGCGTATCAATATCGCGAAAGTAGCCGCTGTATGCCGCCTTACCAAGCAGGCGTATCTCAACGAGCTTTCCCTGCGGGTTGAACAGCTGCCACCATTGCCTTATTTGGCCTTCATTAATTTCGTACATATATAGATTACTTGTTTATCCAAACCCTAAAATTCGCATCCCACATTATATCGCCACGATTATTGTTAAGCATGATAGTTGCACCGTCGGGACGGTTCTCATCCGTATAACCATCGGAAATGAAACCATCGAAATTGCCTATATACATGTATTTCTGATAATAATCGTTCCAATTCAATGCGCCACCGCATATCGGCCTATAAACAGAATCGCAGCTATCCTCCTTTGTCGGGTCGTAGATAATCTGATTGTTTGCAAACACTACCGTCTTGTAAACCTTATCGCGGAGGTAACGCTCGAAATCCTTGCAGTATTGAATATCCCTGCTGGAGACGTATGCCTTGATATGGGGCAGGACGCTTTCCTTTTCACGTTCGGACATTTTCTTCCAATAATCCAAAGCCTTTTTCTTTGAGCCCTTTCTGTTGTATGCCTTCCAGCACTCCTCGAAAAGCTCCTTGTTAGGCGCAAGCGTCCTTACATAGTCCACAATCTCGGCCATAGTGTCGAAATCCAGCCCATCATCTATAACGATGCCGTTGTCCTCGATTTCGATAATGCCGCGAGTGTCGGCCTTTAACAAGATGTCCCTAACGCGGGCTATCTGCTCGTCTGTTGTTAATCGTAATGCCATAATCTTTCTTATTATGTGTTATACAAAAACAAAATTATAACCGTTGGTGTTTTTTCTTTCACCACGCGCAACCCTCGCCACCGTATTACGTGTTATACCAAGTAAAGCCTCGGCCTCTTGGCAAGAGTTGTAAACCATTCCGTTATTAAGGCATTTTACTTTTTTATATTTATATGCCTTGTTTTCGCGGTTGGCAAACTGAATATCTTTGGTAGCCCAGCGTAAATTTGATAGATTATTATTTAACGTGTTTCTATCAATATGGTCTACACTAACACCGTCCTTTATGCCTTCGGGGTGAAATGTTTGCATTATTACCTGCTGCAAGCGAAAACGGTTATGTTCAATACATACAACAACATACCCTCTTTTATCGGGCTTTGTTGACGGTATAGTCCCGTTCGCACGTTTTATGTTTCCTAAGTTCGATACACTCACCATGCCTTTCAAGTCTATCCATCTGACAATTTCCAAGCACTCGTTGTAACGTGCCATTCTTGTTACGGGCTTCCAAATTTCTTTCATATTTTACCTATCTTTTAGTTTAAGCCTATCATTTAAAAAAGTGGAAGGGGTGATAGGCTTACCCCTTATCAGATGGTGGCCAAACCACCCTATCCACTTTGCAAAGTTACACAATAGTTTCCATATAGCAAAATATATTATGTTATTATTTGCTAAAACAGCGATAATTGCTGAACTACGCCGCCATCCTTTGTTTTCTGTATGCCGTTTATTATCCTATCAAAACGTTCGTTCGCTGCATTGAAATACAAAGGCGAAATCTCGCATCCTACATAATGCAAACCAAGCTTGTATGCGGCTATCCTACTGCTACCGCTACCGAATGTTGGGTCAAACACAAGGTCGCCAGCTTTTGCATAGTTTTTGAAAATCCACGCATACAATTCAATAGGTTTTGCTGTTGGGTGAAAACGCTTATCATCGGGCTTGCTAAGTTGGCTGAACTCCACTATCTTTGCATTTCCTTGAAAGCTCGTCCACGCATACTCGCACATGGCCATAGAGAAATTTTCGGGAATCTGCTTTTTCCATATCAAGAAACAGCGTGTGGCAGGCATACCGTCGAAATAGTTAGCACCCCAAATAATCTGATTCTTGCTCACACGGAAAAGCTCCTCGAAGAAATCATCATCGGGTGCTTTATCCCATTCATCAATGTCGATGGGATTACCGTCCACTTGGCGATAGCGGTTGAAACGGCCTTTGTGGAATCGGCCACCCTTGATGAAAGCCTCGCTGCCGCCATGTCCGTAAGGCGGGTCGGCTACGGCTAAATCAAAATAATCATCGGGCAGCGTTTTCATATATTCCACGCAATCCATGTTGAACACATCGCTCCTAAGTTCTTTTTCCATATACTAAAAATCTAATGTAAGTTGACTTTGTTCAATTCTTATTCTCTTCTTCGTCAGTTCATAATAATGCTCGTCAAGCTCAAAGCCGATAAACGAGCATTTCTGCTGTATCGCCGCGATAAGCGTCGTGCCACTGCCGCAGGTGCAGTCCATGACTGTGAATTTACCCCCCCCCATTTTCGTCGCGTCAAGAATTAGACGTCGTAACAAATTGACGGGCTTTTCATTTGGATGCACCATCTTGTCGGTGGACACACGGGGAACGGATATAATATCTACGGGGCGTTTCCCTTGAAACTTAAAATACTTCATCGGCGCGAACACGATGCTTTCGTATCTGCTGCCGTAGGCCGATTCAAGGTCGCCCATAGAGTGATTGCCCTTATCCCATATAAGCACGTTCTTTACGCGCATACCGTTCGCCTGCAATTCATCTATAACGGGCTGCTGGACGTCCCACCGTGTGAACAGATAAACAGCACCCGTATCTTTCATAACCCTTGGCAGGTACTTGATAAAATCAACAAACGGCCTTTTGTCGTTGGCAATCTTGTCAAAGTGCTTTTGTTTTCCGTTCCAAGAGGACTGATAGTCTATGCCGTAGGGCAAATCCGTGATACACACATCAATACTCTTGTCGGGTACTTGCTGGATAAGCTCCAAGCAGTCGCCGTGATATACGTTATTGAACTCCAGCATATACTATCCCAATTTATCGCCACAGCACCAAAGCATGTCGCCACTTTCCAAGAACTTTATGCAATGCGCATCCGACTGAGCCAGCATCGGAATATCTTCGTAGACAACATCTTCCGTCGACGTCGTTTGCTTGATGCGCTTATATGTGAACGTTACCTGCGGGCGGTCAAACAATCCGTTTCCAAGCAGCCTTGCAACGGTATTGTACGGCTCGCGCTTTGCCGTTACGCCCATAACCTCCACGTCGGGGCGGTTATAGAACGACAAGCCGTGACAGATGCCAGCAACGATAACACCGCTTTCATCATATACCACGATGCGCTTTATATCCTGCGGCACTAAGAAACATTGGTGCATGACCGTTTCAACGGCACAGCGGGCAGCAAAGCCCATCGGCAGCATGATACGGTCGTTATCCATGTCCGCATATTCCCTTGCACGGGCGTTAATAACGTTATTGTAACCGTTTGCCACTTGATGATAGTGCAGATTCTTGTTTAGCACGGCCATTGCGCCCATCATAGGCGTTTCATCGCCGTTTGGGGTGAATATGTCACACTTAAACCCGAAATCCGCACAGCCCTGCGCCACAAGTGCCAAATCAACATCATTGCGTCCGCAGGCATAGGTGACCTCCGTATATCCAGCATCAGCAACGCGGTTTAGCAAAGAGTAAACCATGCGGCCTCTTGTGCCGCATACGCCACCTTTGGCGAACTTGTAGTCCTCCTTGATGTATATGCTGTTATGGCCGTATATAGGCGTTAGTCTATCCATTTTTCTTATCTTTGTTCCTTTTGTTCAACTTTCCTGCAAGCAACAGCGTAGATACCTTGTCGTAGATAGCCCTATTATCCAAGTTGGTACGTATCTTTCCGAAATCATCATCATCCACGCATCTGCGGTACGACTTTCCCAATATCTTAGGCACGTCTGTACGTTTGATATTGGCATCATCGCAAAGGCGCGAAAGCATACGT